GAGCCATCACAGGTGGGTGGACTTTCTGTGGAAGAAATGCTAGAATTAGGAGAGAATACTTGTGACAGCTGCTCGATCTAAAATGGAAGGAATTACCGTATTCAATACAGGACATGTCGATACAACCAAACAACCACAGTTCTTTGGTCAACCGCTGGGAATCCAGCAGTACATGTCCTTCAAATATCCAGTGTTTGATAAACTAACTCAAACACAACTTGGTTTCTTTTGGAAACCTGAGGAGATTACTCTTCAAAAAGATAGAAGTGATTACCTACAACTCCGCCCTGAACAGAAACACATCTTTACTTCTAACCTGAAGTATCAAGTGATGCTCGATTCTGTTCAGGGTCGAGGCCCTGGATTGGCATTCCTTCCTTATGTGTCACTTCCCGAACTCGAATCTGCTATGTTGGTTTGGGAAACATTTGAGATGATTCACTCCCGCTCCTACACTCATATCATCAAGAATCTCTATCCGAGACCAGAAGAAATCTTCAACACCATTCTGGATGATGAGAAGATTATGTCCAGGGCATCTTCTGTTACTGCTTCTTATGATGACTTTATCAACAATGCTCATCATTATGATTCAACTATGATGTGGAAGCACGCAATGGAAGATGCTGGTCATTTTAGAGATGAGAGAAAGGAACTGAAGAGGAAACTCTTCCGTGCCATCATGAATGTAAACATCCTTGAGGGTGTTCGCTTCTATGTTTCCTTTGCTTGTTCTTTCGCCTTTGGTGAAATCAAACTGATGGAAGGGTCAGCAAAGATTATCTCTCTCATTGCTCGTGATGAGAATCAACATCTCGTACTCACTCAAAACATTATCAATAACTGGGCGAAGGGTGACGATCCAGAGATGAAGGAAATCTATCTGGAAGAAAAGGAATACTCCACACAGATGTTCAAGAAGTGTGTGGATGAAGAGAAAGAATGGGCGAGATACCTATTCAAAGATGGATCGATGATTGGATTGTCTGAAAACCTACTCCATAACTATGTGGAATGGATTGCTAATCGAAGATTGAAAGCGATTGGACTCAATCCCATCTACGACATCCCTGCGAAGAACAACCCCCTCCCATGGACAGACCACTGGATTAAGTCCAAGAGCGTTCAAGTGGCACCACAAGAAACAGAGATTACTTCTTATGTGATTGGTGGTATCAAACAGGACATCAAAGAAGATGAGTTTACAGGATTCAAACTATGAATTGGTTTGAATTCTTTGACTCCCTCCCAGAAACAGAGAAGGATAAGATTGCACTGCTTCGTGTAATCGAATGTACCAATGGTGTGATTCAGCATGCTCATAGAGATGGAGTATCTTATGCTCTTCCCATTGAGCAAACTAGAGAAGCCATGAAATATTCCATGGGTGCAATGAAGAGAATGACTGTGCCGCTGAAGAGTGGTGACGTTACATTCTCTGAAGAGGTGGAGACGGTACTTCGTAGAGTTCGTGAACTCTACATCAGTGGTGTGAAGAATGGAAATCAAGAAGACTTCCGTGAATTCATGACCGTATCAGAGGCGACCGTCAAGGTGTGTGGACTCGACAGACTGATATCTGCTCGCCAGAAGGTAGAGGAGGAAGTTGACAATGTTATCTCCGAACATGCCAACTGGGGTTTTCAATACCTGATTCAGTTCCTTGACTGATAAATAATAATGTGTTAGAATAAACACATAGGGAAGAAATTCCCTTCGTTCATCCACTTATGTGGACGCAAGTAGGTCGCGGAACGGAGCGTTCAACTCTCATATAGAGTCGCAAACGACTGAAGGAACGGGTTGTAAACCCTACTACTTTAGACCAATGCAAGTAACTTATCGTGGTGTTCCTTATAACACCGAAGATGATCGTCAAGTATGTTTCATGGAGAGCGCTGAGCTCACCTACAGAGGCGTACCCTATACCAAGACCTTCAATCACCTCTCTCGCATCAAGCGAGCCATGAAAAAGGAATCTGCAATTAGTAAAGCACGTGCTGTTTTTACTAAAAGTATGAAAGAGTTTGAGATGATTTAATTCCCATTGAAGATCGAAGATAAATAAGAGGGTGGAAACACCCTCTTTTTTATGCGCACACAATCAGCCAAAGGTAAAGGTCGCCGTCTTCAACAGATGGTGAGAGATCTAATCCTTGAAACATTCACAGACCTAGAGATGGATGATGTCCGTTCTACAAGTATGGGATGTGGAGGTGAAGACTTACAATTGTCACCGGCAGCAAGAAGAAAGTTTCCATACTCTGTTGAGTGTAAGAATGTAGAGAAGCTCAATGTATGGGCCGCGTATGAGCAAGCAGAGGCAAACAGTGGGGACCATGAACCTCTTCTCATTATGAAGAAGAATCGAAAGAAACCATTAGTGGTTATGGATTTAGAATCATTTATGAAACTTACCAAAGAGAGCAATGAAAATTAACTTACGAGACTTCTTCAGATTCTATAATGATGATCTAGAAGCACATAGAGAAGCGGTTGAATGGTTGGCAGAGAATCTACCAGATAGATTTCTTGATGAGAATGCTGAGTGGGTAAACATCTATAGAGATAAGAAAGATGTTGAGGAGTTACTGAAACCCATTCATCTTCCTGTACCTTTCTATCAGCAACTTGATAATTACATCTTACCTGATACCACCTGTAACTCTTCAGCCAACGCCATGGCTTTGGAATATTTGAAGCCTGGTTCTCTTGCACCTGGAAAGACTGGTGATGATGGATACCTAGAGAGACTTTTGAATCTGGGTAAGGATTACTATCCACATAACATTGGAAAGATTTCTCCAGACCATAACATGCAAACCAAAGTTTTGGAGTCTTATGGTGTGAAGTCTGAGTGGAGAACTGATCTTGGCTTCCTTGATCTTGATAAGGAACTAAGAGAAGGTCGTCCTGTTGTTATTGGTATCCTTCATCAGGGGCCCATGCACAATCCATCCAGAAGTGGCGGTCATATTGTGACAGTCATTGGTAAGACTGAAGATGGGTACATTGTACACGACCCATATGGAAGTCTTCATGACAAGTATACAGGAGCTGTTGAGAATGGAAATGCTGTCGTGTACAGCAAAGAAGAATTAGAAAACAGATGGACTGCTGATGGTTTAGATACTGGTTGGGGTAGAATCTTTGCGCCGGAAAAGTTGCCAGCCAGCCCACCGGAGGAGCTGGCAGAGAAAGAATCCCCGGAGCAGCCGTCGACCTCATCAAACGATGGGAAGGACTCCACGTCATCAAATCGGATGGGATGGTTCATGCGTATGTTGACCCTGCTACTGGAAATCTTCCTATCACCATCGGATGGGGAACAACCAAAGACGAAAACGGAAAGCCCTTCTTCCTCGGAGACAGAATAACAAGAGAAAGAGCGGATGAACTTCTCGCCGCTGATGTTGCTCGGTATTGGAATATCATCAAGAAAAGAATTCCACACTGGGATGAGTTGAATGAGAATCAAAAGGCTGCTTTGCTTTCATTCTCTTACAATATGGGTCCAGAGTTCTATAACAACGGAGCAACACAAACTATCAGTAGGTATCTAAGAGAGAAGACTTACGATCGAGTGGCGGACGCTATGATGCTTTATGTAAATCCTGGATCTCCTGCCGAACAAGGTTTGAGAAACCGAAGAAAAGAAGAAGGAAAACTCTGGAACAGTTATACAAAATGAATCTCACTATGATACAATAATGGTGTGACACATTATTATTTGTCACAAACTTATTCTATTATTGTTATGCGTTTCAACTATCTAATTGTAGCACTGTTGGTATTTCTCTGTGCTTCATGCGGAGGAAGAACAAATACATCAACGGAATCTTCATCCGCTAAACCAAAACAACCAATGGTAGAGAGAATCTACCCCCTAATGAATCTAATTTCTTCTGGTGAGGGAGATTACAACTCTGTCAACAGAGGTCATGCTGGTGATACTCCCGGTGGCATCAAAGATCTCACTGGAAAAGAATTCAAAGACTTCACCATTGAGCAAGTCATTAGTATGCAGCGGAAGTGGATTCATGCAGTTGGTCGATATCAGTTCATTCCAGAAACGTTTCTTTTCGCAGTGAGGCATTCCAACATTGACACAAAAACGAAGTTCACTAATGAAGTGCAAGATAAACTCTTTGCTATTCTTATTGTTCACAAGCGCCCTATTGTCGGTCATTACCTCAATGGGAGACACACAAATCTCGCATCAGCCGTTGATGAGTTATCAAAAGAGTGGGCATCAGTTGAGTATAGAAATGGTAAAAGTTTCCACCACGGAATTGGAGGAAACGTAGCGCACATTTCTCGCTCTGAAGCGGCTCAGGCATTGGATGATTCTAAGGGGTGATAAATAACCAAACACCCCTTCATTCATTGGAATTCTTTCATCGATTTAAGTTTGGTAAAGAAAAGAAAGATATCTTTCATTATGCGAAAGTAGGTTCTGTTCTTATGACTGCCATTGATTTGCTCAGTCGATTGCCAAAACTAACACGTAGGTCTGTATTCAATGCTATCGATAGGGCTCAACTAAAAGTTGGCACTATCGATCTGATTAATGATTATGTCATTCTCGATGACGAATTGATTGGATATCGAATCGATAGGGTTATTGATGAAGCATTAAAGGAGTACGGCAATGAGGTTTGAATTCTTTGGAAAGGCATCAATAATTGCTGGCATTGCTGCCTTGGTTGTTGTTGGTTTCCTCATAATTCTCAACAGACTGAAAGTGTCTCCAGAAAGGGTGATAAAATTATGGGACGAAGTAAAGAATTCTTTACCTGATTCTTTATTTTGGAATGAGTTTGTTTTTCAAATAACCAAACAAATCAATAACAATCCATCATTGATTCATTTGAAAGTAAAACAAACAGTTCAGGATGCCATTGATGAATTGAATCTTCCAGATTCGAAAGTCGATGATCCAACTTTTACTGAGGAAAAAGAAGGCAAAACTTCTCTAGGTGGGTGGATGAGGCTTCGCGCTCCTTGGTTGACCAATAACAAAAACTAACATGGAAATCAAAGAATGCGCTAAATGCTCCGCTCGCTGGATCAACGGGGAGCTTTATTGGGCAACAGGAAAGGTGGGAAAGGAAGAAGACTTAGCTGGTCTGGTGTGTAATAACTTTGGCGACGAACAATGCATCAATCCAAAGAAAGGAGACAAGACTGGAGATAATTGGGAAGATAGATTAAGAAAAATGAAAGAAGATCTGGATCATCCTGAACTTCCAAACTTCTAAGTGTTATAATACAACTATCCTTTATTACATCTATGGCAGTAAGAGTAGCAGGAAATCACCTTCACCTTCACAGAGAAGGTCATGTTATGGGTGACGCCCCAAAGAAAACATCAATTGGCAATGGACGTCGCAAGCGTTCTTCATATAAAAAGCGCCCAAAGTATCGCGGACAGGGGAGGCGATGATGGCAAAAACTGATAGAGAATTTCTAGATACCGCAGCACAAGAAATCATCAACAAACTATTCGCAAAGTTTTATATTGATGGTGATGTGAAGGAATTCGCAAAGAGATATCTAAAAGTTAAAGATGCTATACTAGATGCCTTCATTGAGATAAAATGAAGTCATGGGCTCATAGTTAAGAGGACATAACCTCCGCCTTCTAAGCGGATATCCCTGGTTCGATTCCAGGTGAGCCTGCCTTATTCTCTTTTATAATTATGAAAAAAGATTACAAAAAGACAGACAGCAAAGGTCGAAAAGAAGAGTGGGAATGGGAAGAGACTCCTGAGCTAACCAAAGCAGTTGAGAGGCTTCACGAAACCATTCGTCAACTGGAAGCTGAAAATCCCAACTATGGGGTTGGTAAGTGATATCTAAATAAAGAAAAGATAAGATTATGCCAACCAGTAGAGGTCAACAATATAATGGGTACACACTCGAACCCAATGCCAATCTCGCTCAGGCGGATTTGAGTGGATTGGATTTGAGTGGTGCTCAGTTGGGTGATGCTAATCTTCGTGGGGCTAATCTACGAGGTACAGACTTCACATTTGCAAACCTGGATGGTGCCGATCTTAGGTTTGCTGACTGTACTGGTACTAACTTCACAAAGGCTCAACTGAATGCAGCCAATTTCGAAGATTCCATTCTGAGAGAAACCAACTTCTATAACGCCAAGGCGAGAGATTCTAACTTTAGAAACACTACATTTGGTAGTGGGTGCACATGGCAGAATGGTGTATTCCATAGAGTAATCTTGGATTATGCCAACATTGGTACTGAAAGTGAATTGAAACTAGAAGATTGTGATCTCACACAGGCACTAATGAGGTGGATGGATCTTAGAAATTCTCGCATTGGTTGGGCAACTCTAACTGGTGTAAACTTTTCTAACTCTGATCTTAGAGATAAAAGCATAGGACATTGGGTAATGAATGGAGCAAACTTCCGTTCATGTGATCTCAGAAACGTTGTCATTGACAGTAGTGTTCATGAAGATCTGACATTTGATTATGCTGATATGAGACAATGTAGATTCGTCAACTCTACTATCCATAGCTCCATTTCTATGGTGAGTGTTATTGCAGAAAGGGCAGACTTTTCTGGCACTTACTTCAACATTGGTACTGATATGACAGGTAGTGACTTTAGATTCACCAACTGGACTGGAAGTAACTTTAGAGAAGCCACATGTCGCGCTTGTGATTTTAGTGGATCTACTTTTAGTGGCACTGGGGCGAAAGGTGCTATTCTTCAAGGTGCAAATCTAGAGAATGTAAGAATTGATGCTTCCAATTTTGCAGAAGCAAACTTCAGAGAGGCATCATTCGCTGGAGCTACCATCACTAACTGTAGTGGTGTTGATGGTTGGTCCTTCGATGAAGCTAGATTCAAGTATACCTACCTCCCCACATCAACATGGAATAATGTTAGAATTTGTGGGGCATATGATTGGGATAAGGCAATCTTTACAGACACTGCTCCTAACGGAAGCACACTAACAACCACCCTTATCAATGTAGTTGGTCCTGACTGTTATCTTTATGTTGTTGGTGCTAACGTCCCCCTCGATCCCGATGAGGAATAATTTACTATGAAACATAAACCCTATACAATGGAGTGGAACCGTCAGAGGTATCTATCAGAAGCACTATCTAAATATTTTGAAGATGGTGAAAATGTGAATGTTATTCTTGAAGATATCACAGATATCTTGAGTGGCTGGCTTCACGAACATCAATCTAAGGTTGATGATATTCAAACTATTCTAAAAACACTGAAGGAATAATTATGCTTTCAACACAGTATCGCCTTCGCCTTGAAGCCATTTGCTCAAAGATTGTAAATGGAGAAACTGTCGATTTGTCAGACATGATCTGGGCAGAGAAGCTTGCAAAGGCTAATGGTTCTGCTGGAGAGATGCTGAGAAAGGCAAGGAGAGTAGCACTCAACCCAAAGATGAAGGAGGGGAGTCTGGATGACTTCCTAAACATAATGGATCTTGGAGATCCCAATCCAAACAATCACAGAACAACCTTTGATGGCGCTGAGGACATTGAAGAGTGGTTCCGTCGTGATCGTCCAGATGATTGGAGAACCCGTGACTAAAATGAAAATGACAAGTTATGTGGAAGAGAGTTACATCGATGGCGAATCGGAACTCTTTATCACAATCCCAAATCAGATTCTAAATGAAATGGGGTGGAAAGAAGGGGACACTTTGGAACTCGAACTGACAAGTTATGGCGTTAGAGTTACAAAGGAAAAGAATACATACTCATTGGATGCGAAATACTATGATGAGATTTGTAGATTTCTGAAGGAAGAGGAAGAAACTAAATAGGGATAGGCCATATCTATCACTGTATGAGTCTCTTTCAAACACCAGATGATTATCTTTTTCATCTGGAGGCTACAAATCCAGCAGATGCTAAACGATTATGGAAACGTAACATAAAGGAACATTGGAATAACCAATGTGCTTATTGTGGATCGAAAGAAGAACTAACATTAGATCACATTCACCCTCGAACCCATGGTGGTTCAGATGTTTCACAAAACGTGCTGTGTGCATGTAGACTGTGCAACGCATCAAAGGGACACAGAGATTGGAAAGACTGGTATTACGAGCAAGACTTCTTTAGTCAAGCTCGTTACCAGTCTATTGTTTTATGGAGCGATCCACCAAAACAGAATAAAAGTACATTTAGATACAGACCAAGGAGAAACATATGCTACGCTACCTAAATAAAAGCAGTCCACCCTTGAGGTAAATTACTATGTCCGCAGTTGTCGCAGCACTAAAGCCAGTACTCATGGCTTTTCTGAAGTCCAAAGCCGTAAAACAACTCGTTGTTGATCTTCTTCATGCATATGCTGGCACCACCGATAATAAAATCGATGATGCCCTTGTAGGTATTGTTAGAGATGCACTAAACATCGAAGACGGTGAGTGATGAAAAGGGAGGAGGATAAAACCTCCTCCTTTTTTATGCTATAATAAAAATAATTCCTTTATAATCATGTTCCCGCAAGTCATTCCGACTACAATCTTCAGAGAAACTCCCAGCGTTAGTTTCTATGATGCCACTCTCGAAAACTCCAATGGTTGTGATGTGGTTCGCCATGGCCCTGGCGCAATCTCACCCCCGATGGATGAAACATTCAAACAATTTTATGTGCATGGATTTCAAGTAGATTATAACCTATGTGTGTATGGGTCTCGTGAATTTGAAGTAATCTATGAAGGATGGGAACATCCATGGCACATCGTTCATCTAGATGCCGGTACAGGTTCTCTTCTCATTCCTAAAGGTTGCTATCATCGTTCTGTGAGTGGTTCAGATGGTTCTGTTCTCATCAACCAACCCGAAAGGTCTCCCGGTTTCAGCGTAGAAACAGAGTTTATTCCAGTATCAGTTCGTAATAATGAATATCTACAAACCGTAATGAAAGAATACGAACCAATCATATGGTATCCGGGCCAGGAATCGTGTGATAGAAAACATCTAACTTATGTTTAGATATCAAAACATTCAAAGGGAGGTTTACACACCTCCCTTTTTTGTGTCATAATAACCAAGTGGATAAAACCACATAAACCCAAACAGATTACATATTTCATTATGAACATCAAAAACCTTGCTGCCGCCTCTGTTGTCGGCGCTATGGCTCTCGCACCCGGTGCCGCCTTTGCTCAAGAAGCAGATGTGACCGCATCGGTTGCTACTGTTGGTCACTCTTGCTCCATCTCAGTTTCTGACTTTGACCTTGGTCTGACTCAGGACTCCCTCTCTGAGGCTACTGGGTCCCGCGCGGGTGCTTTCACTGTTTCTCAGAATGGTCCTACCACTTGGGACTTGGAGGCTGTGGAGGACCTGCAAGCTCCCGGTCCTATTAGTGAAGGTGAAATCACCCTTGAATTTGGTGGTATTCGACTCGCAGCAGATAAGAGTGGTGGTGAATCTAACAATGTAAACAGCACTCTCACTGACGAGGGCGTTGATATGTCAGCTCGCATCCTGGCCGATGGTCAATTCGTAACTGGTACCTACCAAATTGGTTCTACTCTCACCTGTGTTTCCTATGACGGAAACGGTGGCGGTGACGACGATGGTGGCGGTGGCGGTGGCGGTGACGAAGACTGATACCTAAACTGAAACCCAATACGGGAGGGTAACTCCTCCCTTTCTTACATTATGTTTTCTTCTTTATTCACACTTCCATCAGTCTTAGCAATCGCAGTCGGACTTATCAGTTCCACTGGAGAAAATGCTAAAATTGTTGTGAGGAACACCAGCCGGGCTCCTCAGCATGTTCGTGTGGTTGCAATCGACCGTGAGTTCCAAGTCATCGAGGAAGCCAAGGCAATGCCAGGCAACCTTATTCTTGGTTCTTCTGGTACCAATGCACGACGCAATGTGTTTGTTCAATACCCACCAGAGACATTCGCTGTCTGTGCTCGTGTGGAGCCTGTGACTCCTGAAGATGTTACCAAGGGTGCTCCTCTAACATTCCAAGCATGTCAAGCCGTTGAGATTCGTAAAACAACTAATCGGTTTGGTGCTCGTGGACTGGACAACTTGGAAGAGCGTCTTCGCAGGGCACTCAATCCAAACAATGACAACGACGTAACTATCGAAATCCAAAAATGAAACTCTTTACTATGGCAGCCCTTGGTGCTGCATCCGTGATGGCATCTTTTGTTGCCCCTCTCTCTGCTTCTGCTCAAGCTATCATTACCAACCCTGGTCGATATGATGGTGCTCGACTGAATGTGCAAACTCAGCGTGGCTCTTCTTGCAGCAGCACAGCTCCTGACCGCTCTCACTTCTCTGTGACTGCTGGACATCGTAATTACAACTACGACAACGTCCGCTATAATGGAAACTACTACGGTGGAAATGACAGTGGTGAGTTTGTTGGTGGTGTAGTTCTTACCATTCCATTTGGAGGCCCTAACTTTGGAGACTGCTCCAACCTTCTGGAACTGGAAGAAGCACGTGCTCAACTTGACATGGCAACCACTCTCTTCGAAGCAGGCGCAATGACCGCTGAAGAGCTCAAAGAAGTTGCCGACCGGACCAAAGCAGTTATCGCCGCACAACAAGACTGAAATGACTAATGTTCTCTCTCAAAAGAATCTTCTTGATTCTGTTTCACCAACAGCTGTTACGGTACCCATGTTTCCAACACCTCTGGGTATCTTCAACCTTGGACGTGAATCTGAAGAACTAAACAGAAACCTTATTCGTGATGCTCTTCATGAGAGGAACATTAGCGATGGGATTAGCAAGTCCAACTTCAGAGGTTGGCACTCTGACAAATACATGGAGCGCAGGTACGACAGTTACCAACAGTTCGCTACATTTATTAGCAAAGCTGCCAACCACTTTGTTACTGGACTTGGTTTTCAAGGTGGATTGGAAACTGAGAATGTGTGGGCAAACCTAAGCGGACCTGGCGCATTCAACAATCCACACCATCATCACAACGATGCTCTCGCTGGAGTCTATTATCCATCACAGTGGATTGATGATGGTGTTCCAACCTTCAATTGGTTGGATAAGAATCAACCAGCCACACTGGAACTTGGTGTTGGTAACACTGGTCCTGGAGGTGCATTAGTTCTTATGGACCCTGCTTATGGCACCCGAGTCAATCTAAGGAAGAGTAAAGCGACTGAGTTCGTTCAAGGACAGCAACACATCTATCCAGTGTCTGGTCTCCTTATTCTGTTTCCTTCTTATCTGGTTCACTACGTGACACCCTTTACTGAGGACCGGACCCGAATGAGTGTTTCGTTTCGTTGCTTTTATCCAGACTGACCTCAGTGTGTGTTAGAATAAATGTGTTGAGCGTCCTGGAGCATTTTCCCATTAATATCTTCGTAATTGACCATGACCCAATTCAGGCAGCAAGATTGTTGCCTGACCGTCATGTAACAAAAATGATACTTGAGTCTGCACAAATGCTGTCTCTTGTATTCTCTTCCCATTATTGGGATATTGGCAAAGTGTTGAAGGTTGATGGTACTCCATTCAAAACAAAGAAGGGTGCCTTCAAAAATCATCCATGCACACAATGGGCTGCGGCTTCTGAAGCCAACTGTGCTTGGCTTATCCAACACGCATGTGGCCTTACTACAGAGTTTGCCGAACGTTATGGTAAACTCCATGGTCTAACAGATTCTATCTTCAAGGCCAAACTCACCTTCCACAAAGAAACTGGTAGTATCATTACCTCATATAAAGACGTTGAGGGTTTCGCCCGAGCGATGCCAGATTATCTAAAATATGATAAGTCTTTGGATGATGTTACTGCGTATCGTCTTTATCTAAATACTAAACCTTGGGTTTATGATAACTACCTTCGTATTCCCTCTCGTCGTCCTAATTGGATTCAAGAACCTATTCGCAACAATGAGCAAGTTACTTCGTAAGTTTGATGATTATGCTGATTCCTTAGAGGCAGCAGTAGCTGGAGAAATGGATCTCCGTGACAACTATAAGTTGTACAACAAAGTGTATCGTTTCTATACAAAAGAAGGTGTTACCTTTACAGGAGACTCCGAAACCGATTATAGTCTTATTATGAATTACCTCTATGAAGACCTCTATTCTGAGATTTATTGATGGACTATAAAAATTGGTATGCTCTTTCTATTCAAATGAATAAAGAGAGGGCGGTGACAGAAAGCCTTCGAGCAAAGAAGGACATCATGAAGGATACTCACCTTCTAAATGTGGAGTATCTACAACGAAAGGAACTTGTTCGGGAAAAATCAGGCAAACGCCGAGTGAAGAATAAGCTTCTTATGTCTGGTTATGTGTTGGTTCAGGTGAAGCCAGAAGAGGTTGTACACGATGATGGTAGTACCACCCTCGAATTCCCTGGAGACACCTTCAACTTGATCCTATCCACCCCTGGCGTGAAGTTCTTCGTCAACTGCGATAAGGATCATCCTATCGCATTCAGACCTGGAGAAATCAAGAAACTCTTTGACCTTTGTGATGATGCACATCTTGAAGTTAAGACAAACCTCTTGTCAGATTTCAATGAAGGTGATATACTAGATGTAGTTGATGGTCCTTTCGCTGGATACAAAGCTGAGGTTTCCTCAATTCAAGGCGAAAAGATCCTCTGTCAAATTGACATCTTCGGCAGGGTTGTACCCGCCGAGTTTACCAAAGAACAACTCTACAAAAACACAAAATGAAACTTCAGAACGACCCTAACGACAAGTATGCAGAGTACGAAGTAGACCTGCATTGCATTGAGCCTTGTGAATTGGATGACGAAGATTGTAAGCGTCGCCATTCAGATAAGGTACTTGATGAGTTCTGTGATACTCATCCTTCAGCACCTCAGTGTAAAGTGTATGACGATTGAGAATGGTATCAGAACAAGAATATCATTCTCTGAAAGAAACCTATAAGTTTCTTTGTCATCTAATCGACCCAAAGAAAAGCCCTAAACTTCCAAAATACATTAGGGATGAAGCTAAACAATGTTTGAAAGACTTTCCTGTCAGGAGAACATTAGAAGATCTAATTGAAGTGGTGGATTTCTTCAACCCTCGTGGTTGATTAAAGTCCACCTCTTTTTATGCCATAATATATAATGCCCACTTCGTCGACGTTTATGACAAACCATAACAAGTTTTATGTGTATTCCAAGAATGGATGTTTGTTTTGTGAAAGATTAGTCGAATTCATGGACAGCCATGGCATTTCTTATGAGAAATTTACATTAGGTACAGACTTCGATTCCAGCCAATTCATTGAACGATTTGGTACAGGAAAAACATTCCCTCAGGTTAGTCATAACTATTCTCAAATTGGAGGGATGCGGGATACAGTAAAATACTTGGTGGAGAACAAATTAGTGTGAGTAAACTAAATATCAACAGGGGGTTTGAACTTATGCTCCCAAAAGAAAAAGAGAAGGAGGAAACACTATTTGACAACAAAATTCAGATCAGCTTTCTAAAAAGAAAATTCATATTTTCTTTCCAAATAACTAAACAGGAGTAAGCAGATGTATACGATTCTCTTCAGTGTCCTTTTTCTTATTGTTGGTGGAATCGTAGGATGGATTGGATGTGAAAGGTATCTAGCATATCTTGCCCATAAGAGGCACGATTTCGAAGATCTATTTGAGCAAAATCCACATCCTGAAATCTATGATAGCGATGGTAATATTTACAGAGGAGATTACACTTTAATTACATTTGAAGAAGGTTACGATCCTGATGAATTCGATCCAGAAGACATCACGGGACCTGAATAAATGTAACAATATCGGAGGGGAGGGTTGATTCCTCCCCCTTTTTGTGCCATAATAGTATTGTAGACAGAGAGGGGTAGACCCCTTTACAACATGAGCATACTAATTGATGCAAACCAAATTGCGATTAGTCACCTTATGGTGCGCAATAAAATCGAAGATGGGATTAACATTGATTCCATTCGCAAGTCCATTGTCCGTGTTATTGGTAGAATCGCTAAGAAATTCAAGGAAGAATACGGAGAAGTAGTACTTTGCTACGACGATAAAAACTACTGGAGGCGTGAAGTATTCCCCTTCTATAAGAAGAATCGTAAGCAGGAAAGGGAAACATCCAAGTATGATTGGGATGTTGTGTTTTCCGTGCTAAATAAAATACGCGATGAATTGAGGAATAACTTTCCGTATAAAGTCCTTCAGGTTCAAGGTGCAGAGGCCGATGATATCATCGCTTCGATTTGTTTATACAACGCCCGCCGACCAGATCCGGAGAAAACTCTTATCCTATCTGCGGATAAAGACTTTATTCAACTTCATCGATTCCCGTTCGTATCACAATACGATCCCATTAGAAACAGGTGGATTGAAAATGAAAACCCAGTTAGGTATCTTCAAGAACACATCGTTCGTGGCGACCGCTCTGATGGGATTCCCAACATCCTTACCTGTGATGATGCTATTGTTACTGGGAAACCGCAAAAGAAAATGAGTAGGGAGAAAATTGCCGCTCTGGCAAATATGAAACCGAGTGATTTTACTAACTTCATTCGACTTCGCAACTGGAGAAGGAATTCTGAATTGATTGATTTCACTAAAATTCCAGGTCCAATTGTCGAAAGAATCCTTACCTCATACACAAAGTATCGACTGAGGCAATCTATCAACTTAGATTACTTCATCGAGAATCAAATTCAAGATCTCCTTAAAGAATTCTCTTAGTTATGCCTAGACCAGCCACACCAAAACTTCCCGTCAGTAAAACCCTGATCAGCGAAGTGCTACAAAGAGTATCAAATGCTAAAACCAAAGCACAGAAGGTCGAAATTCTACAAGAGTATAAGTCACCAGCACTTACTAAAGTTCTTCTGTGTAACTTCGCCAAGAGTATCTCCTTTGTATTCCCAGAAGGGAAAACACCCTTCACCCCATTGGAGAGACCTAAGGGCGTAGAGCATCAAATGCTTTTCTCTGAGCAAAGATTGCTCGATAAGTTCATCAAGAAAACAATCAATGGTGTTACCTACTATGGTTGTTCTGGTGGCGTGAAGCCTTCTTTGGCACAATTGAAGAAAGAAAATCTGTGGATTCAGTTGTTGGAAGCACTTCATCAAGAAGAAGCCGAGCTTCTGGATCTTGTTAAGGATAAGAAACTCACCGATCGTTATAAGATTACTCGTCAAAATGTGATCGACGCATTCCCCGAACTTTGCCTTCAAGATGAATGAACAAACAAAGACTCAAGCAAATACTTATCCAACTGAAGGATATCATTGAAGAGTTGGAGTCTGAAATTTATTCAGATAAGGAATCTTATTTACCTCATCTTAAAGATTCCTTTGATTATGTGTTAGAATACTATCATAACAACGATGATGATGGACAGGAGGGTTTATGACCTATGGGTCTAAAGAAAACAATCAAGATGGTTCTTAAAGTTCTTAGAGATCCCAACAAAAGGGCACTCTATTCAAAAGAAGAACTCCTTTATATGGAAATGCAAGTGCATAGTATGCGACTTGAGAGGCAAAGAAAGAAGTTTAGAAGAAAGCAAAAACAAGGTTTTGGGTATGGGAACAATGAGTCTTGAAAATCATTCAGTAAAATTGATCAGCGTGACACCAAACGCTGAAGAGAATATTGTGTATATGGCAAGGGTTTCTAACCCTTCCAATCAGGCAAACATGGAGACAGCTCCACGTTTGATTAAGTACCTTATCAAGCACCACCACTGGTCACCTTTCGAGATGGCAAGTATGCAGGTGGAAATCAACACCACCCGTGCTATTGCTGCTCAAATTCTTCGCCACCGTAGCTTCTCTTTCCAGGAGTTCTCACAGAGATACTCCAACGTTGGTGATCTACCTAAGATTGGGTTACCACATCTGAGATCTCAAGACCTAAAGAACAAGCAAGCATCACATGATGACATGGACCCTCGATTGGTTCATGAATTAAACTGGGAGATTGCTAGGTTGTATCAACAATCTCAGGAAGTATATGATAGGTTGATTGAGAGTGGTGTGGCAAAGGAATGTGCTCGCTCTGTACTTCCTTTGGGCACCCCCACCAGAATGTATATGAGTGGTAGTGTTCGTAGTTGGATTCATTATATTCAACTGAGAGCAGGTGTAGAAACACAACTCGAACACAGAATGATTGCAGAAGGATGTAAAGATATCTTCGTGAAAGAATTTCCTAGTATTGCGGAGGGAGTGGACTGGTGAGACAAAAGACACAAGAAGCAATGGAAATGTTGTGGAAGTGTGAGGTCAATCTACCACAAGCAGCAGAGCATGCTGGACTGACACAAAAAGAAATAAAAATGGCATTTGCTGCTTGGGTACTTACACACCCTCCTACATACACAGATAAATAAGGTAGTGATATTTTAACTTATGGCCACATATCCAGTTTACAATAAAGAAACAGGTGAAAGAAAAGAAGTTGTGATGAGTGTACATGATATCGATCAGTGGTACAAAGACAACCCTGAATGGCAAAGAGATTGGTCTGAGGGGTGTGCTGGACCCATTGGTGAAATGGCACTCGGAGAATGGAAGAGTAGAGTGGCAAATAAGAACCCTGGGTGGAAACATATCCTTGACAAGGTAAAGAACGCCCCTAAATCACAAGCAAGAGATTTGTATTGATGAGTCGTAAATCAACAAAGAATCAACACACGAGAACGAAAACCAGAAAGAATCTAGCGATTAACGCAGATCGAATGGTACCCAAGATCGAATGGTACCCATCGAACCTCTAACTCCAAATCAAGAGAAGATGTTCACAGCATGGGATGAAGGTAAACATCTTTTTGTGTATGGAGCAGCGGGAACAGGTAAAACATTCTGTGCCCTCTATAAGGCACTTTACGATTGCTTGAAATCTGTTCCAACATATGATAACATTTATCTCGTAAGGTCACTTGTTGCGACCCGAGAGATTGGATTCCTACCAGGAACCCATGAAGATAAAGCAGACATCTACCAAATTCCATATAAGAATATGGTGAAGTATATGTTTGAGATGTCGAGTGATGAAGAGTTTGAGATCCTCTATGGAGCACTCAAGCACCAAGAGACAGTTAAGTTCTGGTCTACCTCATTCCTTAGAGGTACCACTCTAGATAATTCTGTGGTGATTGTGGATGAGATGCAGAATCTGAACTTTCACGAATTGGATTCTTTGATTACTCGTGTTGGTGAAAACTCCAGAGTAGTATTCTGTGGAGATGTGATGCAGTCGGATCTTAGGAACACTAATGAGAAGAATGGCATTCACGACTTTATGAGAATCTTAGAATTGATGCCCGATGATTTTGTTATGATTGAAATGGGAGTTGATGATATTGTAAGATCTGGTTTGGTTCGCAACTACCTTATTGCCAAAAACGCAGCAGGTCATTGATGTTTACTCACACCGAAGAGTACAGAGAAATCTTCAAAGAGGTATCTCGCCACAATGAAGATGGAGTTCGTTATTATGAAATCAGTGATGTAACTAAGTACCCTTCGGTTACTTCCATCATCTCTTTCATCTCTCGCGATAAATTTGCAGAGTGGACAGCAAAGGTAGGAATTGAAGAAGCGAATCGAGTAAAGACTCACAGCACTCGAAGGGGTACAAAACTCCATCGAGTGTTTGAAGTTTATATCCAGAATGGAGACTATGAATCCCTACCAGAATATGAGGATCCTCTTATTCAACTGATGTTCAAATCGGCAAAGTTTTATATTGATACCCGATTGGATAACATCTACCATCAAGAGACTCCGATGTTTTCTCATCGACTCTGTTTGGCTGGTACTGTTGATTTGATTTGTGAAGTTGATGGTGAGCTTTCTATTGTAGATTTCAAAACTTCAAAGAAAGAAAAGCCGGAAGAATGGTTGGAGGATTACTTCGTACAACTATCCGCTTACTGGGCAATGTTCTCAGAAGCAACTGGAATAGTACCAAAGAAACTTGTAGTGTTTCTTGTCGGTGAGAACGGCGATGTTCAGATTGTAGAGAAGAGAAATATTATGAAGTACTTGACAACCCTCAGAGATTATGCTAGTCAATTTATTCAACATCACAATGCCTGATTCTAAAGAAATCAATAAGGCAATAAACGAAAAGTTTCTCAGTAAAGAAAAGTTCGCTGAAGAAATTGAATCGTTTGTACTCAAAACAAAAATGAATTACATCGATGCCATTGTAGAGTACTGCTCTGAAAATGACATCGAAATTGAATCTGTCAATAAACTTATTTCCAAACCACTGAAAGAGAAGATTCGTTGTGACGCAATGGAACTCAACTATCTCAAACCATCTTCCAAAGGGAAACTTCCTCTATGAGTAATAGGATGAGTGGGTTTGATGTGTATCGAACCTATCTTGCCCTCAAAATGCACTTCACTAAACCTGATTTTGATTTCCACCAATATGAAGGAAAAGTTAGGGCAAAGATAGAAACCTATGAGAAGAGAAACGATTATTACTTCTTTGAAACACTATCGCGAAGACTAACAACAGAAGAAATAATGGAGTATCTTCTGGCATCTTTCATCCTATCCTCTGATCCATCTAAGGTTTGGATTGGTGACATCAAAAGAAATGGCAGAGAGAATTGGATGAAATGGAAGTCAGGAGTGGAGTCCCGAACCTATAAATTCACACAAGAAGTAGATATAATTTCATCGAAGGTGGTGGGTAGTTTTGATGATTTGTTTAGTTGTGTTGGTGGTCACCCACCCCTTCTTAGAATGTTTATAAAAGGTGATGTGAGTTTAGATACTTTCGTCATTATGGATATCGTATTGGGATTCTCTAAGGATTGGGATAAGAAACTAAAAGATCCATTGTGGGAATTCCTTAGCTTCAAGATAAAGAAATATAAACCATTCCTCTCTATACCATCCTCTAAATACAAAAAGATAATGAAGGAGACATTCGTATGAGTAGTTATATGGATTCTGAATTCATCCAAAATGAAGTTCAGGA